TAAACAATTTGGAGAACTACCAATGGCTGCTACAACTAGTACAACTTTAGACGATTTATTCGTTAACATTATCGCTCAGGCACGATTTACTGCTGAAGAGCAATCCTTAATGATGGGCCTAGTAACCCGTTATGATATCGGCGCTGATGCTGGTAAAACCATTCAGGTTCCTAAGTACCCTGCGATTACGGCTGCTGATTTAACCGAAGGTACTGACATGTCATCAACGACTGTTAGCACCAGCGCGGTAACGATCAGTGTGCAGGAAGTAGGTGCTCAGGTTGTTTTGACCGACGTTGCTGCAATGGGTGCTGGTAATCCAGCAGAAGAATTAGGAACTGTCCTTGGTAACTCAATCGCTACCAAGATGGACAAAGACTTAATTGCTTTGTTCGATGGTTTTTCTAGCTCTCTGGGTGCTGCCGCACAAGAAATTACAGTTGCTGACCTATTTAAAGCTGCTGCTACTTTGCGTGCTAATAAGATCACTGGCCGTATGTCGGCTGTCGTGCATCCTTATCAGGCCTATCAGCTCAAAGCTAACCTGACAAATACCTTCGCTAATCCAAATGCTGGCGACGCGCAGAACACCGCTATGGTGAACGCGTATGTTGGTACGATTGCGGGTATAGACATCTACGAGTCTGCAAATATCACGATTGACGGTAACGGCGATGCGAAGGGCGCAGTTTTTGCACCTGAAGCACTTGCTATTGCTATGAAGCGTGACTTCCAGATCGAGCCACAGCGCGACGCATCTTTGCGAGCATTCGAGCTTAACGCTACTGCCGTGTATGGCGTAGGCGAGCTTGATGACAGCTATGGCGTTGAGATGTTCTTCGACGCAGTACTTTAAACTGCACCTTGAAACAGCCCTGCTTATGCGGGGCTTGTTTCTTGCAGGAGATTCTATGGCGATCACCTATCGAGGCGAAAGTTTTGAGGGCTACAACAAGCCAAAACGCACCCCAAAACACCCTGACAAAAGCCACGCAGTATTGGCAAAGCAAGGCGATAAAGTTCGCCTAATACGTTTTGGTCAACAAGGCGCAGATAACAAGCCGCCGAGAAAAGGTGAAAGCGAAGCAGATAAAGCAAAGCGCAGGTCGTTTAAAGCTAGATTTGCAAAACAAATTGCCGCAGGGCGAAAAGATAAAACCGCATCAGCGGCTTATTGGGCCGACAAGGTGAAATGGTAATGGCATTTTCACAAGATTCAGATTTAGTTGCTTTGATACCTGATATTCTGACTTTTGGTATAACTTCGTTTTCTGACGAACACGCCAGAGCAGAAGCCGATTTAATCAGAACGATTCGGAATGAATGGTGGCACAAGAAAGGCATAAAAGGCGAAATGGTATCGTCTTATCTTACCGACTCACAGTGGACGCGTTGCAATGCTTACCTAGTGCTATGGAAGTATGCTCTACCGCAGCTAACTAATTGGGTAGACGGTGACAGATTCAAAGAAATGCTGGACTTTTATAAGGTACGTTACGAAGAAGAAATCACCGACATATTTAAAGACGGAGTTGAATACGACGACGATAATAGCGGAACTATTGACGACGACGAAAAAGCAATAGTCTCTTTTGGTCGGTTGGTGCGATAGTGGCCGTTGCTGGCGTATTGGCTCGCGGCCTTGGTATTAGGCTGCTTACTAAGCCAAAAGACATTGAACAGGTTGCAAAGAAAGCACAAAAAGAAATCAAAAAAGATATACCTCGAGCGATTTTGCGAACTGGCTTGCTAGGGCAGCAGATAATAAAACAGCGCACAGCAAAAGGTGTCGGTTTTGGTGGCGGTTTTAAAGGCTATTCACCGCAGTATATGGCGGCACTCTCGAAGCAAGGCAAGCCAACATCGCCAGTGGATCTGTTTAACACAGGCCAAATGCTGAGATCGATGCAAGTAAGACGCAGAGATAACAGGACTGCCGAGCTATATTTTGACAACAAACAAGCCGCAGAAAAAGCAGCAATGAACAATAAAACTCGGCCTTTTTTTGGCTTTAATCGGAAAGAAGAATTAAGGCTAGGCGAATACTTTAGGAAGCAACTGTGAGCGTCAGAGAAGATATAGCATCGAACCTGGTCACCACGCTGCAAGCAGTGACCACGCCTGTAACGATTAAATATGTTACGCGAGAGCCTTTTGATTTCGATAAATTAAGCAACGCACAATTTCCTGCAATACTGGTTAGAACACAGAACGAAGACAGGCAAGATTCAAGTATAAAAGGCTCGCTGACGCAAAGATTTGCGACGGTTGACTATCAGCTCGTTTGCTATGTAAAGGCATCGGCTATAGACACTGCCAGAAATAACATCATCGAGGCAATAGAGGAAAAGTTAGACATTGATAGAACGCGGGGTGGGTATGCGATAGACACCCAAATCGTTAGTATAGAAACAGATGACGGTTCTATTGATCCAGTCGGCGGTGTTATTATAACGGTACGAATCGAGTATCAATTTACCAGAGGCACAACTTAGAGGATTTTTAAATGGCTACGACAAAAGGTTCAACAGGCGTTATCAAGCTCGCTGTATCAGGCGGGAGTGTTGCTGCTATGGGCGAGGTTCGATCCTACACCCTTACGCAGTCAGCGGATACAATCGAAGATACCACGATGGGTGATACTAATCGCACCTACGTTTCATCTCTTAAAACTGGCACTTTATCGGCCGAGGTTTACTGGGATGATGCCGATGCAGTTCAGTTAGTAATGGATGCGGCGGCTGATGTAATTTTCGAGGTTTACCCGACAGGAACAGGGGCTGGAGAAAAGTATTACTCTGGCGCAGGCATTGTGACGAGCAACGAAATCACGGCATCTTTTGATGGCATGGTAGAAGGTTCGTTTGAGGTGCAAATCTCAGGCGCGGTGACTGAAACATAAGGATAGGGGTAGCAAATGGGGTTAGCGAAGGAGTTACGCAACAGGCGCACAGTTACGCCACGGACAATAACCGTTGACCAATGGGCTGACGAAGATGGTCAGCCTTTTGTCATGTATTGTTTTCCGATTACTTGTTACGACATAAATGAGCTTCAGAAAAAACATCCTAAATTTCTGGAGAACACGACCATCGCAGCTATGGTTGATTTAATCATTATGAAAGCAGCAAGTGAGGATGGCGAAAAGCTGTTTAAAGCTGCCGAAGATCGAATTGATCTGATGGGAGAAGAAACAGCGGTCATTTCTGGCATTGCTGAGCAAATGTTTTCCGAAATACAATCTGCGGAGGATGCCGAAAAAAACTGATGTCCGATCCGCTAAGGATGAACTTAATCTCCTTGGCTGATCGGTTGCACATGACTATAGCAGACGCAGAGCAAATGTCGCTCACTGAAGTTAATGAGTGGATGGCATATTTTAAGATTCTGAAGGACAAAGATGGCTAACCAAGACGTAAGAATAAGCATCAAAGCGGTTGATAAGACCAAAGCAGGCTTTTCTGGCGTTACCAGTGGCCTGAAGAAGATTTCGGGCGCTGTTTTTAACATGAAGAACGCGCTGCTTGGCACAGTTGGTGCAGCGGGTTTTGGCGCTTTAATTAAATCCTCAATTAACGCAGGCGATGAGTTAGCAAAAACTGCTGACAAATTAGGCGTTACCACTACCGCGCTCGCGGGACTCAGACACGCAGCAGAACTAACAGGCGTATCCACGGGAACGATGGATATGGCTATGCAGCGGTTCACTCGTAGAGCCGCAGAAGCCGCACAAGGCACTGGTGAAGCGAAAGGCGCTTTGCAAGAGCTAGGCATAAATGCTGAGGATTTAGTTAAGTTGCCGCTCGATCAGCAGATGAGCGTTGTTGCTGACTCGATGGCTGGAGTTGAAAAACAGTCTGATAAAGTTCGCTTGGCGATGAAGCTGTTCGATTCTGAAGGTGTCGCGCTTGTTAATACTCTGGCAGGCGGGTCTGAAGCCTTGGAGAAAATGACTTCAGAAGCTGAGCAATTAGGAATTACACTTAGCCGCACAGATACAGCACAGATGGAAGCGGCGAATGATGCATTGACTCGTCTTAAAGCAGTATTTACAGGTCTGACTAATCAATTAGCCATAGCTTTTGCACCAATTATTACATTTGTCGCTGATGGCTTTAGGCAAGCTGCGCTTGATTCTAGCGATTTCGGCAATATAGGCCAGAGAGTGGCCGCTGCTTTAGTTAAAGCGTTCGGCTTTGTTCGCAATATGGTGCATGGCCTGCAAATCATTTTTATGGGTGCGAAACTTGGCGTGCTCGTACTAGCAAACGCTATAGGCGACAATCTCATTCCGGTTATAGACGGCTTCATCAAATACTATAACAAGATGGCCGCAATCGTTCCGATGATGACTAAAATAAGCACCACGGGCGCGGAGATAATGGGCAATCTTCCTGCTCAGATTGACGAAACCAGAGCACAAATAGCAGAGATGCTAATGATGAATCCTGGTGATGCTCTAGTCGCGCAAATGACGGAGTTTATCGTTGCAAACAGGAAGGCAGCAGAAACAGTCGCAGAGCTAAAAGACGGAATTGCAACTTTGCCAGCCGAGACGGTAACCGGATTTCAAAAAATGGGCGGCGCACTTGAAGACTTCGTAAACAAGCTGCCAACTTTAAAAGATAACCTTGATACGCTAACGAAAAGCACGTTCAAAGGCATGTCTGAAGGCTTAATGAGTATCGTCAAGGGTACGGAATCAGTAGGTGACGCATTTAAGAAGATGGCAGCACAATTAATCATGCAAGCTATCCAGCTATTCGTGATTGATAAGATTACAGGCGGGTTTTTGTCGTTTGTTAAGGGTTTGACAGGTAAAGCTATCGGCGGCCCAGTCCAAGCTGGACAACCCTATATGGTTGGTGAGCGCGGGCCAGAAATGTTCGTCCCTAATCAGTCGGGTTCGATTGTTCCTAGCAACAAAATGGGCGGCGGCGGCATTACCGTAGTCAATAA